CTTGATTCGATCAAAAAAGACAGGGTTGAAGCTGAAACACTGCAGGTAACAACAATTGATTCTTCAAGCGTTGAATCGGTATCTGAACCAGTTTCAGGTATTGAACTTCGAAACAAAGAAAAAGCAAATAAGAGATAATTTTATTTTAAAATATTAACAGGAGAAAATAATGGTTGATTACATTCAAAGAACTTATGACAGACATTTACAAATTGGTCAGGTTGGGGATTGCGCACGACCTTCCGCACCATATGATTTTGACAGGGGAGTTGCCGGAGAAGATCTTAAACCAGGTGACGGTGTTTTGTATGTACCTGCAACTGATAACTGGTTCAAACCAACAAGTGATGCTGAAAGAAAGCTAGTAACACACATTGTTACATACAATAAAAACAGCATTAATCAGTCAATCACATCACCAACGACAAACAATATAACCGAAATTGTATTTTCTGCCGGTGACATGATGCCACTTGCGGTATTTGGTTCATTCTTTGTTCTTTGCGGTGAAACTGTCGAGGACGGTGATGCAGCAATATACAATCAAACAACTGAAAAATGGATTAAGTACGCTCCGGCTTCCGCAACACCTAACGATTTGAGAAAAAAAGCTTTTGAGTTTTATCCAGGGCCAGGAAAAACCGTTGGTGATGGTGAAATTGTAGAAGTAAGAATACATTCCGGAAACTATGCATTCCCTGAAATGAACAGCATTGACTCTGTTACAACAAAGATTTCATTGACTGCAGCACAGATTAAATTATTGCAGTCTGCACCATTTGAACTGGTTGCCGCACAGGGTGCAAATACATTGATTCAATTTGATTCAGCAATGCTTGTTTTGACTGCAGGATCAGAAGTATTGACGGAAACCGCTGATAACCTGGCAGTTATTTATGATGATGGAAACGCTGTGACAGTATCAGGAACAATTGAAGCCACTGGTTTTATTGATCAGGCTGCAGATACTATCACGAATGCAATACAGGCCGGTGATACAATTGACGCTCTTGCAGACGTTGTTAATACAAACATTGTTCTTGCAAATACCGGTGACGGAGAATATGCCGGAAATGCTTCAAACGATGCTGCACTTGATGTTTATGTAACATATAGAGTTCTTAACCTGGCATAAGTCATTCAAGAACTTTTTAAAATTTTAAAATAAAGGAAAAAAACATGCCAGATATTTTTGGAAGAAACGCAAGTGATTATGCAATGATCCAATCACTTTCAAGAAACAAACTTCTTGATTCTCATAACGCACAGTTAAAAGAACGTGGAAGAATGCATAATTTTGATGCACTTCCTTCAATTCATAATCCTAAACCTGTACCACTTAATGATGTTGAAGCAACTGCACAGTCTTTATATATTCTTACAAATAATTTCCAGGCAATCCAGGCAGTTATTGAAGAGATTCTGTATACTGATTTCAGGCTTGATAGTTACTTTCCAATCATTACAAACATTCCTGAAGGTGCAAGCACTTATAGTTATAAAGTAATAAATAAATATGGACGTGGTAAGTTCATAATGAATAACGGAAGAGATGCAAATACATCACAGATTTCAATGCAGAATGTTCCTTATTCTCTTGAGTATGGTGGTATCATTCCTTCATGGACTCTTGAAGATTTGAGGGCTGCAGCCTTTGCCGGTGTCGCACTGGACACAAAAACTGTTGAAGCTGGAACAGAAGGTTGCATGGATCACATTGAGATTGTTGGTCTTGAAGGTGATGCAACTTTTGGTTTTACCGGGCTTACAAATAGTGCAGACATACCAGCTTCAAACAGCGCTAAAACCATTGCAAATATGAGTCCTGATGAAATGGTTGCCTTTGTTCAAGAAAATGTATCAGCCATTATTGCAGATACAAAACAAGTAATGTCTCGGATTATCAAGACAGGTTTGACACTGTATCTTCCGCTTGCACAAGAAGCACTGATTGGTGATACAAAACTTGCTGATGATGCATCAAAATCCGTTTGGGATTACGTGAAAACAAGAAACCAGTGGTATAGAACAACAGGCCAGGAATTGAAAATGGAATCAGTTGCGGAAATGGCTGGTGCTGGTGCTGGTTCAACAGACCGTTGTTTATTTGGTTTTAACAATGATCGTATAATGGAAATGGCAATGCCTATTCAGCCCAGGGCCATAAGAACCATAGACACACATTATGGTGCTGATGTTCCGATGGAGTATAAGATTTCCGGGTTGAACATTAAACGTCCAACAGCAATGCGTTATGTTGACGCAATTTAATTAATAAGAGGGTGGCATGGTCAAAGTAAAAAACAATGGTAAACAGCCTTATCATTTCGGAAGAATTCTTGCATTTGGTAATGGTGTTGTAACCGCAGTTAAAGAAGATGATATAAAAATTTTCTGTGATAATAAAGCCGGGGCTTATGTTTTTGACAAGGATTTCGAAGTTGTTGACGAAAATTTCAATAAAAAAGAAATCGCAGAGAAAACAGCGAGACAGGGCAAAGCTCTTATTGAAGCTGAAAAGAAATTAAGGCCGGAAATTGAAAAAGAAATCCGTGAAAAGCTCACTATTGAGTTTAAAGAAAATATTGAAATCCTTGAAAAACTTATTGGAGAAAAAGAAAAAGAAATTATTTCACTCCAAGAAGAAAATAAAAAGGCTGAAGATAAAAATTTTGTTTTTGACCCGGCAATACACAGCGTTGAACATAGGGGCGCTGGTAAATGGTATGTTATGAAAAACGAAGAAAAAATAAAAGGTCCGTTGTCAGAAGATGATAAAAACACCTTTGAAGGTTTGTTGATATAATGACAGCCGAAGAACTATTACCGATATTCAGAGAACAATTCCCGGAATATGATGCATTGTCAGATGATTTTGTGCTTGGATATCTTAACAAAGCATTGTTGATTCATGCAATTTGTCCAATGGCTACTGTTTATCTGGCTGCACATCTTATTGCGCTTGATCAGGATAGCGGTATAGGTTCAGCAACTGGGCCAAAGTTCCCGGTTGATTCTGGCGGGGCAGCAAGGGAGGTTGTAAGCGAAAGAGGAAAGAATATAAATACAACTTTTAAATCCATGGCTAAAAAAGAGTCTGATACATTCTACACATCAACACCATATGGTAGAATGTATATTACTCTTAGGGATGCTTGCCCAGGTCAGGGTTTTTCTGTGAGGGTTTTCTAATGGCAAACGTTACCTTTTCCGGTGGAAAAAAATTACAGGAAGTTTTCAAGAAAGCCGGGAAAGGTGGAATTGATCATGTTGACGTTGGATTTTTTTCTAGTGCAAGATATCCTAATGGAATTCCGGTTGCTGCCGTTGCTGCATGGAATGAATTTGGAACAAAAAAAATTGAGGAACGTCCTTTTTTTAGAATTGCAAACGCTGAAAACGAGTTAAATTTGATTAGAATTATAACAACTCAGGTTGATCCGTTGACAATGGTTATCACTAAAAGGATTGGTGGTTTGCTTGGTGTAAGTCAACAAGGAGCAGTTCAAAAATCAATGGTTGATTTACGGGAGCCGGAAAATGCAGAGAGTACAATTGCAAGAAAAAAAGGAAAAACAAACCCTCTCATTGACACCGGAAGAATGAACAGGTCAGTAACTTATAAGGTGACTTAATGCCGATGCCTACAGGTGCAATGTCAGCAATGGCATTTTTAAGAAATCCCAGGAACATACAAACATTCACATTGATCCGTCAGGAACCAGGGTCAAGAGATAGTACAGGGGTCTTTGTACCTGGTGCAGATATTGTTGATCCTGATGCAACCGGAAGTGTTCAACCGCTTGACGGTCAACAGCGTTTAGAACTTCCGGAAGCTGAAAGGCTTATGGATGGTAAATGTATTTTATATTTAACTGATGATTTTGACAGTATCAGACCATTACGAATTGGCACTAGCCAAACTGATTCAGATATTATACAGTATAAAGATATACAATACGCTGTCAGGGTAGTTCATGACATGTCAGACTATGGACACCTTGAAATTTATGCAACGAGGTTAGAAGGGCAAAATGACTAGTCAGATACCATTACAAGATACACTTGATGTTGCAGTTAGGAAATTTGTTTCTCTTGCTTCTGGTTTAGATTCTGAGTTGGTTATTCCTGGCAAAGATAATAACCCTGCTCCAAATGAACCATATGCAACTGTTGAAAACATTATAACAATAGGTGTTGGTATTGATTCGGAAGTTCCAACAGAAGGACCAACCACAACCGAAACGACTTTAAAACATAAAGGAACAAGATCAATTAGTTATTCTGTGCAGTTTTACAGAGAAGGTGCAGCAGATAACGCAGAGGGATTGCTTTCGTATGCTTCAACAACAATAGGTCAAATTTTCCTTGCTCAGAACAACTTGACATGGAAACGGGCCGGAGATGTTAGAAACATAAGTTCTGTAATGGGATCAAAATACGAAGAAAGAAGGAGTGTTGATATTGAGTTAAGATATATATCAAGAAGGACTATTGATATTAATAGAATTGGTTCAGTTGAAATTGATTTAACCATGTCAGATTCAACGGACATAAACGAAGTTATAGAGGTGACAGATGCCTAAAATTGATAAATTAATAAGAGTCACAAGCCAAATTACTGGTGGTGGTGTATTGAGAAGGGAACTAGGTATATCTCTTTTTATGACAACCGATTCATCATATCTTGGCACAGGATCAAACAGAATAGTTAACACTGCAGACTCCGATGATGTTTCAGCAGTGTTTGACGTTGGAACGGAACCCAGGTCAGCAGGTGATATTTATTACCAGCAAGAACCTTTCCCGAAAAATTTGATTTTTGGAAGGTGGATTAATTCAGATATTGCAGCAGAATTGCTTGGACAAAGTTTTTCATCAACATTTGCAGCATTAAACGCAATTTCTGACGGTTCATTTGAATGTTTGGGAGAAGATTTCACAGCAATTGATTTAACTGTTCCATCTGATCTTGCCGGAATAGCTACAGCTATTCAAACAGCATTGCAAACCAGCGTTCAGGCTTCACTTGCAAATGCGACCTGTACATTTAATGTAAGTAAGAATAGATTTGAAGTCACAAGTGGAACTGAAGTTGGAGCAGCAGCAGTTTTGACAGTTTTTTCAACAACTGATCCGTTGGTTGGAACTGATATTTCAATCTTACTAGGCCTTGATACTGGTGCAACATTAAACCAGGGAGCAGATGAAGAGACAATATCCGATGCAATTGAAGCCTGTATATTTCTTGATGATTCTCCTTATTTTCTTGAAACTGAAAAAACGATTGTTGATTTTGATACTATAAACGAGGTTTCTGTGTGGGCTGCATCCAGGGAATATCAGTATTTTGTTGATAATCTTGAAGAAGTTGCACTTAATACAGGTGAAACAACAAGTGTTTTATATCAATTATCTCTTCTTGAATACCCTCGTGACGTTATGATGTGGTCAGCAACTGGAGATTATAAAGCTTTATCATTTGCAGGTAGATATTCATCAGTAAATTTTTCAGGAAGCAATACAGTAATAACAGGAAACTTAAAAGAATTGCCTGGAACATTATCTGATAATATTAACACAACCCAACAGGCAGAGCTTGAAAGTAAAAATTCAAATTATTATGCTCCTTGGTTTTCAACTGGTTCCGATCCTGTAAACGGTGTTTACAATGGAACATCAATGAAGAATCTAGTTTGGGTAGATGTAAGATATTTTCTTGACTGGGCCGTTAATGCGGTTCGTGTAGATGTCTTTAATTTATTGAAAAATTCGGGTATTGTACCACAAACAGAAGCAGGTATAACAGCTATCTATGGTGTTATTGATGAAGTTATGCAACAAGGAGTAACGAATGGTGGAATAGCTCCCGGTCAAATGTCTGCTGCAACGATTCTTGATATACAGTTAACAACTGATAATCCAGATTTTGACGGTTATCTACCATCAGGTTATTTGATTTATGCAACACCTCTTGCAGATCAGTCTCAGAGTGATAGGAATTTGAGAAAGTCGGTTCCTTTTAAAGTATGGATGAAAGGAAGCGGGGCAATCCACGAGGTAGAAATTTCATTAATATTTGAAAATTAATATTTAAAAAAGGAGAATATTAATGTCAGATTTTAGTTTAGAACAAAGTGTTTTAAATCTTAACGGCCACAATGTTACAGGCTGGAGTGATGACACTGACGGTTTGAGTTTGCCTAATATGGACATTGCAAACATTGTCAGGGGTGCATCAGGTAAGATGGTTGCCGTTAGTACTGGCGACAAGGGCGGACCTATAACAATTAAACTTTTGCCAAACAGTGCATCGGTCCCTTTCTTCATGAATCTTGTAACAGCACAGAAAAACGGTGCGTCAATAACTTATACAGGTTTTTATAGGGATCCGATAAATAATATTAATGTTGCCCTGGTCAAAGGAACAATGACAAACGCACCCCAGGGGCCGACATTAGGCAAGGGAACTGCTGCAAACATGGAATTTACAATTGAATTTGAAAGTACAACTGCTGATTACCTTGCTGTTAACTTTACATAATAATCATTTTGACAAGGTGAATAATTGAGCTCTAAAAAGAAAAAGAAGAAAGAAGAAAAAATAATAAATCCGTTTGATGGTTTTGGCAATCCTGATTTTAAAATAAAAGGCACTGAATTTTCAATAACTAAACTTTCACCAATGGCAGGGTATCACATGACTGAATATATTCGTGTGAACCTTGTCAAGTCTGCAAACTCTTTTGAAACTTCAGATGATACAGAATCAAGTCAGGCAGCATTGTTTTTCAAAGCTATAATGGGAATGGATCAAATTGTTGTTGAATATATAAGGCAAAATCTTTTTCAGGAAATACAGTTCAAAACTGCCGATGTCGCACTAGGTTGGGTTGATTTAAAAGATTCAATGGACATGGCTTTCCAAGATTTTGAGCCGATAAATATTTATGAGGTCTTGGTCCGGGCCTTATATGTAAATTTTTCCGGATCTTTTTCAGAGATCGGGTCTCGTTTCCCCGGCATGGAAAAGATTTTAAAATCGCTGAATCAAAAAACATAGATTCAGTTTTTTCAAGTGTGTTGTTAAAAAAGCTTGTTAGAATAGATCAACTCTATAAAACAGGAATCGGTTATGATGACATACTTGATTTAAACGAATTATTGTTAGTTCAAAATGAAAATGAACACCGATCATATTTGGCAAATAAGGAAGATTGATTAAATGGCAACTGTTCTAGATACGTTTATAACACGATTTGGCTTTGAAACTGATACGAAAGGATTGAAGAAAGCCGAAAAAGGATTAGATGATCTTAAAGCAAGCGCTTTTAAGATTGCTGCCGTTGCTGGTTCAATTCTTGGAGGTGGTTTTTTCTTAACAGGTGTTGCCCAGGCTGCAGTGGACACAGCGAAGTTTGCTGACGCATTAGGGTTGACGGTTGAAGAGATGTCAACCTTGGAGTTTGTAGCCCAAAAAGTTAATGTTCCAATTGAGACTTTGAAAGGGCAAGCTTTTAATCTAGCCCAGGCATTAAATGAAGCTGCACAAACTGGTGCTGGAATATCTGATGATTTGACAAGGTTTGGTTTGTCTGCAACTGATGCAGCCGGAAAAACTAAAACATTAACGGCTTTCATTGATGATGTCCGTGTCAAGATGCAAGGTTTAGACGCTATTGAACAGGCAGACCTTGCAGACAAATTATTTTTTGATGAAGAAACAATTGCACTTCTTAAAGCAACTCCGGGATTAATTGCAGAAATAACAAAAGAGGCGAAAGCATTAGGTGTTTTGACAAGGGAAGATGCAGCAAAGGCAAAAGAGTTTCAAGATGGTTTGATAAATTTAAGGTTGGGTTTTAGAAATATTCAAACCACACTTGGCAATTTGGTTTTTGATAAATTATCAAGTGTGTTTGAAACCATTAATAAAGGTCTAAAGTTTTTTGAAAAAAATGAAAAGAAAATTGTAAAAGCTTTAAAAGTAATAGGTAAAGCATTTTTAACAATGGGTGCATATGCATTAATTGCTTGGGGTATATCCTTGGGGCCACCTGCCTTAATAGCTGCAGGAATAGGATTAATATCAGTTGCAATATGGTCTGTTATTGATGATTTAAAAGCATGGACAGAAGGGCGAAAGTCTGCATTTGGAGATGCTTTGGAAAAGTGGCCTAAGTTAGCTGAACTTGTCAGAAATGTTGGCAAGGCTGTAACATTTACAAAAAATCAATTTATTGATTTATGGAATTTTTTGCCGAAAGTTGGAAATGCAATAAGGGAAGCTCTCGGACTTGAGCCTATAGATTTTGAAGGAGATCAAAAAGAGGTTATTATTAAAAGAACAGGGATACAAGAAGAAGAAGGACCTGTTGAACCTAAATTCAAAAGAAAAAGCATTTTCACCAAAGAATTTTTCAATTTTGACCCGGCATTACAAAAATCTTTATTTGATTCTAATAATATAAATCAGTCTCCAATAATTCAAAGAACAAATACTGTAACTATTGAAAATATAAACGTTGATGCAACCGGTGGTAACTCTGAAGAAATTGCAGCAAACGTTGCAAACGATCTTGGAACAGCTATCAAGGACACAGTAAATAACTTTGACTCTTCAGTGGATAAATAAACATGGCTACACAAGATATTATAAACAATCCTAATTTCGGTTTATTTTCTCAGGATCCAACAAGCATTGGTGCATTAGTAGGAATTGTTGATTTATATCCTGAAGAATCACACAGCCTAACCGTGTCAAAAACAAAATACCCTGTTGAGTCTGATGCCAATAATCAACGAATGAGGTCAGATAATTTTGTTGTTGAATCTGAAAAGGTTATATTGAAAGGTCTTGTTTCTGATTTGCAGCCGTTAATAGGTGGTCTTGTAAGCATATCAAGTGGAAAAAGATCAAAAGAAGCATGGCAAAGAATTCAAGAGTTAAAAAATAATGGTACGATAGTTACAGCAACAACTGTTCTTGGTGTTTATGAAAATATGATGATCATAAGCGTTGATGCTTCTGTGAGTGTTGGTACAGGGAAAGCATTATTTTTTAATATGGTTCTTGAAGAAACTTTATTTTCTACAATTGAAACTGTACAGCTTGCACCAGTACAGCTTGAAGGACCAGCAGAAACAAAAGGCACAGATTCAGAAGGCGGATTGAAACAATCAGAAGTTGTTGAAGATACAACATTTCTTCAAGATACTATAGAATTTATAAGCGGTTGGTTGAAGAGGTAGAATAATAATGCAAATATTACCATTAACAAATGATTATGCACAAAAATTATCAACTGTCTTGGATAATCAGCAGGTAGATATCAGGGTTTGGTATCAAGATATTTCTGATGGTTGGTATTTAAGTATTAATTTTACAGGTGGTGATAATATAGTTACAGGATTTAGAATAAATACAGGATCCCCAGTACTAACAAGCATTTTTACAGATTTTACAGGTAATGTAATTTGCCTTTCTTCTGCAGATAAATATGGTGAGCCAGGAAAGGTTGACCCGTGGGGAGAAACACACAACCTTGTTTATGTAACTGATGAAGAGTCAAAGGAGTTTGGCCTTGAATCTTCCTAAAAGAATAATAAATGTTCAGATTGGAAACGGAGAGGGAACGGCCTTGTCAATAGGAACATCTGAAAGGAATTCAACATATATTCAGATGGAAATCATGAAAAATATTTCATCAAAAGTAAACGAAGGTGTTGTTAGAATGTTTAATTTGTCTGATTCAACAGAAAATCAGATAAGAGAAAAAGGAAAAAGAGTAAGAGTTTTTGCAGGTTATAATGGAAAGCCTATATTAATACATGACGGTGAAATAACAAGAGTTGACAGGGATCCGGACGAAGAATCATTGAACAGAATTACATCCGTTTCACTTGCTGGTAAGCTTATTAAAATATCACAGTCTATTTTTAACAAAGCTTATTCCGGACAGGTCGCAGTAAAACAAATTGTTCAAGATGCAATTCCTACTTTCGGACTTGATTATGCTGATATTGATCAGATACCGGATAATGAATTTTTAAACGATTATTCATTTACCGGGAAAACTTCAGACCTTTTAGACGAAATTTTGGACCCGATCAAAATACAATGGTTTGAGAATGATAATTTTATAAGATTTTCAGCCAGGGAAAAAACACCGGAAACCACTGAATCGGTTGTTTTATTAAATTCTAATACAGGGCTTATTGGTTCGGCTTCAATAACTGAAAAAGGTGCAAAATTTACATCGAGATTAAACGGAAGAATAACATTGAATAGCCAGATAAAAATTGAATCAAACCTTGTCAACGGTGTTTATAAAGTGATCCAGACATTAAACTCCGGCGATAATAGAACAGGTAAATTTACAACCGAAGGGATAGTTACAAACATTGTCCAATCTTGACCCGGAAAAAGACTACAGCAACATGACGGATGCATTCAAATTTATTTTGAATCAGTTCAAGAAATCTTTATACTCAGTTATACCCGGAGTAATAGAAACTTACAATCAAACCACAAAAAGATGCAGGGTAAAACCGGCAATAAATATAAGAAAAACAGATGATACAACCGAAGAACAAACGGCAATTATAAACGTTCCTGTTGTTTGGCCCTCCGGTGGTGGTTTCACCATTCTTTCGCCACTTCCTGCAGGTACACCGGTTTTAATATTCTTCTCACAAAGAGGAATTACAAAATTTAAAGAAACATTTTCAACCGAGGATCCTGGAAAAGGAGTTTTTGCAAAAGAAGATGCAATTGTCATTCCTTCATTTGGTGGTTTGTCTGTAAGTCCGGCAACGTCTGATGGTATATGTATGCAAGCAGAAGATGGGCTAAATTATATATTCGTTGAAGATGGTGACATTGAAGTCACAGCACAATCAAAGGTAACTGTTAATGCTCCGGACATAATTGCAAATGCTGATGATACAATCACAGCAAACGCCACTGATATAATAGCAAATGCCAGTTCAACGGTTGTTATCACATCGCCTTTGACAACGATAGATGGTAACTTAACATTGACCGGGAACCTTGTAATGCCGACAGGTTTAATATCAGGAACAAATGTTTTCGGTGGTGCTGGTGGTGATGATCACGGACATGAACAGGGCGTTGATTCAGATAGTGACGTACAACAAAAAACGGATGGGCCTTCATAATGAGAACAATGTACTTTAAAGACGGTGAGCCGGAGCTTGATTCTTCCGGAAATATAAGATGGATAGAGGGAATTGAATCCCTTGCAGAGAATATTGACCAAAGATATCAATTATTCTATGGAAAATATTTTATGGATACAACACAGGGCGTTCCGTATTTAGAAAGTATTTTAAAAAAACCTGTTGATCCGGACTTTGCTGCATCAATTTTAAATAACGAAGCATTAAAGGAACCAGAAGCAGAAAGCATTGCTGAAGTTTCAGCTAGTCTCGATCCTGATACAAGGGTATTTTCATATGGTTCAACAATAAATAGTTCAGTCGGAATAGTGGAGGTATCTTTCTAATGGCAATTATTGATGACACAGGTATCACACCAACAACACTCACGGAGTACCAGACCTCTATACAAACGATTTATAAGGGTGCTTATGGTGAAGGTATAGACTTGGGTTCAAAGTCGCCACAAGCGCAGCAAATTGATAATGAAGCCTTGTCAATGTCTCAGGCCGATGACGCTTTGGTTAGTGCATCCCAGGCAACAAACATTTACAGGGCTTTCGGAAATCAGCTTGAAGGTCAAGCATCATTATTAGGAATTAATAAAAGGGCTGCAACAAGTACCCTGGTTCCTGTTACACTCGGAGGGACACCGGCAACAATAATTCCTTCCGGATCCAGGGCAAAAAGTGATAGCGGTGACTTATTCGAAACCACAGAAGATTTGACACTTGATGTTCTTGGAACCTTAACCGCTTCCATGTCAGCAGTTGAAACCGGTCCGATAGCAGTTTTGACAGGGGAATTGACACAGATTGTTGATGTAGTTCCGGGTTGGGAAACTGTAATAAATCCTTCTGATGGTACGGTTGGAACAGTGGTTGAAACTGATGCAGAATACAGGCAAAGATATTTCACTGAATTATTTATAAATGCCGTATCTGTACTTGATGCAACCGTTGCAATCGTTGCCGCACAAGATAATGTTGTCGAAGTAATAGGCGTTGAGAATGACACAGGTTCATCAATTATCATACAAAATATTTCAGTTGATGCACATTCAATTGCAATCGTGGTTGAGGGTGGACTTGATGAAGATATAAAAGATGCAATCAGACTTAAAAAAACAGGTGGAACAGTTACAACAGGAACAACAATTGTATTGGATCCGCCACACCAACCAATAAATTTTTTTAGGGCTGAATTAATCTATGCAGAAATACAAATCACAACAACAGCCGGTGTTAATTTTCCATCAAACGGAGTAACTTTATTAAAAGAAAGGGTTTTTGCATATATAAACGGAACAATTACTGGTGATGTTGGGCCAGATTTCGAGAATTTTTTTGAGATTGACGGAATGACTATATCAGAAGATCTTGATAAATATAGATTATTTACACCAATTAATTCAGTTCCAGGACATACGGTGTCAGCATTGACATTACAAGACAAAAATGATCCTGGTGATGTTCAGATATTAATAACTGATCTTGATGAAAAAATACAAATTGAATCACTTAACGATATTGACGTGGTGCTTTTATGACAGATGTTACAGGAAACAGCAGTTTATTAGAGGGAAAAGTCCGAGGGAGTGTTATAATAACACAGGTTGTTGACGGTATAAATCAATTGATACAGGATCAGCTTGTTGATGGTGCTGACAATTTGGCTTTGCAATCATCAATTTTGACTGCTACCGGAGTATGGCTTGATTATATTGGAGAAAGATTGAAATTTCCGAGACCGTACCTTCCTGAAGATGAAGTAATATGGTTTGGTTTTGATGGAAGTAACGGGGTTGGGTTTGATCAAGGATCCTTTTTTCCTGGCGGTGATCCCAACACAGTACCAATTGCTGATGAAGCATACAGATCATTGATAATAGTTAGGGGCGCTCAATTATTAACGGACTGTTCAATACCTTCAATGGATGCAATTATTCAATCCGCTTTCGGATCCGGTCATTATATAGACCATGGCGACATGTCCCTTGATGTGTTTCTTGATACTTCCTTGTCAGATGAAATAATAAAATACACTGTTGAAGCTGGTTTAATAACAAAACCTGCAGGTGTGAGAATTGATAATATATTTATATCTGATGCAGAAGGTTCATTTGGTTTTGAAGGAAGTAACGGTGTAGGATTTGACCAGGGGCCATTTGTTAGAGTATTTTCGGATTTATAAAAAAGGAGTTTTTTAAATGGCAAGAGATGCAGATGGAATTATACAAATAAAATGGGCGAATAGTGGTGATGTTGGTCTTGGTGGTCTTGATGTTAACGAGATGTGGGATATTACATATTCACAACCAGGGGGACCACTACCGCAAAGAATACAATTTAATCAGTTTTATAGGTGGTTGTCTGCCTTGGCTGTAGAGATAAATCAAAACGGGCCCTTCCTTGAATATTCAGCATTGATTGATTATACGGTTGGTTCATGGGTTACAGGTTCAGATGGTTTTCAATATTATTGCAGGGTTGCAAACGGCCCAACCTCTTCAGTTGTTGACCCGGTAGGAAATACGACAGAATGGAAAAAAGGAAGCAATAATGATACATTGGTTATTGGTGCTGATGGTGCAATTGATGGAACAAATATAATTCAAATTGCGGACCCTACTTCCTCAGAAGTGGAAATTTCAACAGGTGGTACGGGTGGACAGGGTGCAGCTAGAAGGTCAATGTTTTTTAATAATACAAACGCACAACCATTCATGGACATTGACTGTTATGATGTAAACACTTCACTAGGTATAAAATTAAGAATAAATCCTAATGGTGGAGAAGTAGGAATTGGAACAGTACCAACATCAGGAAAAGCCTTACATGTTAACGGCGATGTTCTTTTTAATGATGCTGCAAACATGCTTAGTCCAGTTGTTGTTGGTGGTAATGGTTCTATTATTGATACAGGACAATTACAAGTTGCACATTCAACCCTTGGAAGTATGGAAATTTCAACAGGTGGAGCAAATGGCCAAGGTTCTGCAAGAAAAGCTATGAGGTTTCTAAATGGTGATGCA